CTACACAAGCCTATACCACTACAGCAACTGCGGCAGGTACAACTACACTTACTGCATCTAGCACACTATTACAATTCTTTACAGGCTCTACCACACAAACAGTCGTATTACCTGTAGTAAGTACCTTATCAACTGGACAACGCTACGAGATACATAATAACTCGTCAGGTGCTATTACAGTAAACTCATCAGGTGGAAACCTAGTGGCTACTGTACCAGCAGGTGTTACCACAGTTTGCACTTGTATCTTAATTACAGGCACAACTGCTGCTTCTTGGGATGCTGACATACAAGGCTTTACTAGCACACTTCCAGTAGCTCAAGGTGGTACAGGTGCAGCAACACTTACAGGTGTTATTAAAGGTAATGGTACTTCAGCTATTACAGCAGCTACCGCAGGAACAGACTATGTAGCTCCAGCAACTGCAACTTCATTTACAGCTAAACAAACATTTACAGGTGCAACAGGTTCTCTAGCTTCTGCATTTATCAATGCTACTGAAACTTCAACTATCTCTGCAACTGCCGCTACTGGCACTATCAACTATGATGTAACAACACAGTCTGTGTTATACTACACATCTAACGCAAGTGCTAACTGGACAGTCAATATCAGAGGTAATGCAACAACATCTTTAAATACTTTAATGTCTACTAATGATTCACTTACAGTCGTATTTTTAGTGACTAATGGTGCAACTGCTTACTACAACAATGCTCTTACTATAGATGGAAACTCTGTTACTCCTAAATATCAAGGTGGCACAGCTCCTACTAGCGGTAATGCTTCAAGTATAGATGCTTACTCATATACCATTGTTAAAACAGGTTCAGCAGCTTTCACAGTATTTGCAGCACAAACTCAATTCAAATAGGAATTAACAATGTCATTATTGTCAAGACTAGCCGTATCAGCCGCAAGAGCTTATGGTGTATTAAATAAAGGCGGTGTATCTGCATCTTATCTTGTTGTAGCTGGTGGTGGAGGTGGAGGTGGAGGTCGTGGTTCGGGTGCTGGTGCAGGTGGTTATAGGACAGGCACATCTACATTATCTACACTTAATACTTATACAGTTGTTGTAGGTTCTGGTGGAGCTGGCGGAATAGGACAATCTGGTGTTGCAACATCAGGTATTGATTCATCTATTGCAGGCACAGGATTTACAACCTTTACATCTTCAGGTGGTGGAGGTGGTAAATCAGTTAGTCAAGCAGGTTCAACAGGAAATTCAGGAGGTTCTGGTAGTGGTGGTAATGCTACTGGTTCAGGAACAGGTGGTGCAGGTAATACTCCAAGCACAAGTCCATCACAAGGTTCTAATGGTGGAAATGGTATTGATTCTGGTTCACCTGCAGGTGGAGGTGGTGGCGGTTCATCAGCAGTTGGTGGCAATGCTTCAAACGCACAAGGTGGTGCAGGAGGAGCAGGAACAGCATCTTCAATTACAGGTTCATCTGTAACTTATGCAGGCGGAGGCGGAGGCGGAGCTTATTCAGGTAGTGGTGGTGCTGGAGGAAGTGGCGGTGGTGGAGCAGGCTCTGCATCTACTACAGGAACTGCTGGAACTGTTAATTTAGGCGGTGGAGGCGGTGGTGGAGGTGACTCACAAACAGGCGGTGCTGGCGGTTCAGGAGTAGTCATTATATCTTACACATCTGCTACACCTAAATTCACAGGTGGCACAGTCACTACTTCAGGTGGTAACCAAATTCATACATTCACAGCTTCAGGAACATTAACTCCTGCTACAGCAGTTACAGCTAGTTATTTAGTAGTGGCTGGCGGTGCTGGTGGTTCAGGTGAGGGCGGTGGAGGTGGAGGTGGTGCAGGTGGATTACTTGCTTCTACTACAACACTTTATTATCCTGCTACTTATACAGTTACTGTAGGTGGCGGTGGTGCAGGTTCTTTAACTACAATTTCAACTTCAGGTTCTAATTCAGTTTTATCAGGTACAGGAATAACTACTATTACTTCAACAGGTGGAGGATATGGTGGATGGATTTCTGTTGGTGGTAATGGTGGTTCTGGCGGTGGTGGTAAATCAACATTTGCAGGTGGTACAGGTACTTCAGGTCAAGGAAATAATGGTGGTGCAGGTGCATTGGCTACTTATTATATTGGCGGAGGTGGTGGTGGTGCTTCTGCTGTTGGTGGAAGTGCTGTATTAGGAGTTGGTGGTAATGGAGGAACAGGCACAGCATCATCTATTAGCGGTTCATCCGTAACTTATGCTGGAGGAGGCGGAGGCGGAACTGACAATAGAGGTGGTGGAAGTTATACTGCTGGAACAGGTGGAACTGGTGGTGGTGGAAATGGAACAAAAGATAACACCACAGGTGGTGCTGGAACTGCAAACACAGGTGGGGGTGGCGGTGGTGGAGGGTATGCTTCAGGTGCAGGTGCTACAGGTGGTGCAGGCGGTAGCGGTGTAGTTATCATCTCATACGCTGGCTCACAAGTATTTACAGGCGGAACTGTAACAACATCAGGTGGAAACACAATACATACATTTACTGCAAGCGGTAGTTTAGTAGGTGCTTATTCTGCTGACTATTTAGTAGTTGCAGGTGGCGGTGGCGGTGGATTTCAAGTAGGTGGTGGTGGTGGAGCAGGAGGTTATTTAACTTCATCTACTTATTTACAAATCGGAACAACCTACACAGCAACAGTAGGTCTTGGTGGAGCTGGAGATACAACTTCTGGAGGAAGCGGAACAAATGGTAATAATTCATCTTTAGCAGGAACAGGTATTACTACTGTTACCTCAACAGGTGGAGGTGGCGGAGCATCAAATTCTGGTGGAACTGCTCAAACAGGAGGTTCAGGTGGTGGCGGCAGAGGTTCTGTTAATGGTGCGGCAGGTAACACTCCAAGCACTTCACCAAGTCAAGGTTTTACAGGCGGCAATGGATATACAGACGGAGCTACATATACTAATGCTGGTGGAGGTGGTGGTTCAAGTGCAGTAGGTGTTGTAGCAGGAACAGGTGGTGGTGGTAATGGCGGTGCTGGCACATCTTCTTCAATTACAGGTTCTTCAGTAACATACGCAGGGGGCGGGGGTGGTGGTGCACAAAATGGTAGCGGAAGAATTGCTGGTTCAGGGGGTTCAGGTGGTGGAGGTGCTGGTGGAGTAACAGGAGCAGGCTCATCAGGAACTACTAATTTAGGTTCAGGTGGCGGTGGTGGTGGTGAAAATGGACCATCAGGTTATGCAGGGGCATCAGGGGGTTCAGGTGTAGTAATATTATCTGTTCCTACAACTAAATACACAGGAACTACCACAGGAAGTCCAACTGTAACAACAAGTGGTGTAAACACCATATTAACATTTACAGGCACAGGCACTTATACTGCTTAATGAATGAACCTAGCATAGAGTTATTATTTCCAACCCCTGTTATGTTTAATAGCATAGACAGAGCTTTTACTAAACAAGAACTCAAGTTTGTAGATAAGCATAGTAAATTAACTTATCAAAATGCAGGCAATACAACAAGCCTAAATAACTACATACTTGAGGAAACAGAATTTAAAGACTTAAAACAAATATGTATAGACCATGTTAATAACTATATAGAAAAGATATATAAACCAAGATACAAAGTTGAGCCTTATGTAACACAGTCATGGTTAAATTGGACTAAACCCAATGAATACCATCACACTCATGCTCACCCTAATAGTTTTATATCAGGCGTGTTATATATAAGTGCAAATGAAGATGAAGATAAAATTAAATTCCATGATAGTGGATATAAACAAGTGAAGTTAGACACAGATAACTATGATGTTTATAATTCAGATAGTTGGTGGTTTAAAGTTAAAACAGGTGGTATCGTATTATTTCCATCTAGCTTAACGCATAATGTTGAATCAGTAACCTCTAAAGACACTAGAGTTAGTCTTGCATTTAACACATTTTTAACAGGCACGCTTGGTGATAACAAAGCATTAACAGAACTAAAATTAAATTAAGGAGTAAGATATGGCTCATTTTGTAAGAATTGAAAATAATGTAGTAGTTCAAGGTATTGTGGTATCTAATAAAGATACTGCTGATGAACATGGTGTAGAAAAAGAAGAACTTGGTATTGCTTTTTGCTCTAACCTATTAGGTGGCACTTGGAAACAAACATCATACAATGCTCGTATCCGTAAAAACTATGCAGGTATTGGTTACACTTATGACGAAACATTAGATGCGTTTGTTCCACCAAAACCTTTTGCTTCATGGGTATTAGATAAAGACAAAGCACAATGGAAAGCACCTGTAGATATGCCTAGTGATGACAAAAGATATACTTGGAATGAAGAAACAACCTCTTGGGATGCAGTAACAGAATAAGGAAAATGAATGGCAACTCAAAGAGTAGCATTTACAGAATGGTTACCAGACCAACCTTCTACGACTGGTGCATTACTAGAGGCTAATAACGTCTATCCACTCACAGTTGGATACGCACCATTTCCTGCATCAGCAGACTTATCTAGTGCTGCTAGTGAGGCTCTTAATAACGTAGTAGCCGCTAAATATCAATTATCTACAGAACTCTTTGCAGGTGGTGCTACTAAATTATTTAAATATAATGGCACAACACTAGCTCTTTCTAACGTAAGTAAGAGTGGTGGTTATACTGG